ACCTTTCTCAAGAGGGTGCTGCTCTTCTCAATAAGTGGGAAAAGACAGGATTACTTGAAGGTCTCGATAATGACCGCACTCGAAATAGCATGGCTCGCCTTTTGGAGAACCAAGCTAAGGAACTTCTTCGTGAAACTTCCGCAATGGCAGCAGGCGATGTCGAAGGCTTCGCAGCAGTTGCATTCCCAATTGTCCGTCGTGTATTCGGCGGCTTGATCGCAAACGATCTCGTTTCCGTTCAACCAATGAGTCTCCCAAGTGGACTCATTTTCTTCCTTGACTTTACCGTTTCTAACGAGACTGGTAGACGACTAGGATATGAATCAGGCGAATCACTTTATGGTGGTGGCGCTGTAGCAGCACAAATTACTGGTGGTGTCAGTCTAGACGGTGACAATGCAGAAGATTCTTTCTACTCATTGAACAACGGATATTCTTCCCCAACTGGTTCTACAGCAGTTGCTGCTGGTGAGGCAATCCTCTCTGGTACATTCGGAGGTACATCCTTCGTTCGTGTCCCAGGTGGTGCAGACGCAGCCGCAGCCGCAGGGCTTCTTGATAGACTTGTTCGCTATGATCCAGCGTTCACTTCTGGTTCAACGAACCTTATTGTTCTTAGAACCGCTGTTCCTTCGCAACTCAACAAAGATGATCTCATCGCTGCTGAATTGTTAACACACGCAGGTGTGGCAATTACTGGTTCTGAAGGACTTCATGTCCGTCGCTTGAATCAGTATTCTGGTTCTGTTGCTAACAACGGTGTCTTCGGCGCTGGTGACGAAAAGGCTCATATCCTTACTGTCATCGCTTCCGATACCAGAACTGTTGCACAGTTGTCCGCATCGTTCTCCCACTCTCCACTCAAACTTGAGTTTGCATTGGCTGATAACTTTGCCGCTGGCGGTCAAATTGGATCCGTCATTGGTTCAGACCTTTGGGGTGCAGAGCAAGCTGATAACGCTGTTGGAGCAACTTCTGGTGTTATCCCAGAAATCGACATTAAGGTTGATTCTGTGAGCATCACGGCTGTTACCAAGAAGCTTAAAGCTAAGTGGACACCTGAGTTGGGGCAAGATCTCAACGCATACCACAACCTTGACGCAGAGGTCGAGCTTACTTCTATCCTCTCTGAGCAAATTGCTCTTGAGATCGATAAGGAGATTCTCGAAGATCTCGTTAAGGGTGCTACCGCTGGTAAATACTACTGGTCACGTCACGCTGGTAAGTTCGTAAACCGTCTTACTGGTCAGGAGATTGGTGCTACCACAGCAACTCCAGACTTCACTGGTACTGTATCCGAGTGGTACGAGACTCTCGTTGAAACTATCAACGACGTGTCTGCACAAATTCACCGCAAGACTCTTCGTGGTGGCGCTAACTTCATCGTCGTTGGACCTGAAGTTGCCAACATCCTTGAGTTTACTGCTGGATTCCGTGCTTCCGTAACTGCTGACGCAGAACGTGGAACCGTTGGTGCTGTTAAGACCGGCGCACTTTCCAAGAAATGGGACGTGTATGTTGATCCTTACTTCCCACGGAACGTCATTCTTGTCGGACGCAAGGGCGGCTCCTTCTTGGAGAGCGGATATGTGTATGCACCTTACGTGCCACTACAGGTCACACCTACTATCTTTGGAACCGAAGACTTCGTGCCCCGCAAGGGAGTCATGACACGCTACGGTAAGAAGATGGTTCGTCCCGACATGTACGGACTCGTTATCTGCCTTGACCTCGTTTAATACGATTAGTCAACTCGTAGTCTAAAAGAATTCCCTCGTCAAGCAATTGGCGGGGGTTTTCTTTATGCCCTTAACTATTTATTGAGAGGAGAACTATAATTAATGGCAATACCCACTTTGACCCCGGCTAGCGAAGTTAGCGCAATAGTCTTGCCCGCAACAGGGTCCACATCATTTGTTGCAAGTAAATGCCCAATTGGGGTATATACAGCCTCTGTTGATTTTTTATCTGGCGCATCAGACCAAGTTGCTTATACATATCAAAAGCTTGGTGGAGATATCTTAGATATTGAATTAACCACTGGTAGCGTATACGCTGCTTACGAGGAGGCAGTATTAGAGTATTCTTATATACTCAATATGCATCAGTCTAAAAATATTCTTTCAGATGTGCTTGGTATGACCACAGGGACATTCAACCATAATGGTGAACTTAAGGATGGAATACTTTCATCAAGCTTGAGTGGCACACATGTTTCGTTAAAATATCCAAAAATTACTCTTGCATTCAACCAAAGGTATACAGAGGGAATTTCTACCCAAGTAGGCATTGGTGGATCAACGAGAATTTATTCTGGCTCATTCACTGCGATTGATGACAAACAAGACTATGATTTGGGCGCAATTATTCTTAGTGCTTCAAACAATGATCTTGATGAAGCGACAGGAAATTCTGTGCCCTATGCCGGTTTAGTTTCCGGCAAAAAAGTTATTGTTGAAAAGGTCTATTACAAAACACCGCACGCTATGTGGAGATTTTTCGGGTACTACGGAGGTCTTAATACAGTAGGCAACCTGGCTAATTACGGTCAATATGCGGACGACTCCACATTTCAACTAATTCCAGTTTGGCAAAACAAAGCCCAAGCCATGGCATTCGAAGACGCAATTTATACCAGAAACTCACACTATTCTTTTGAGTTAGATAATAATCACTTGAGAATATTTCCAGTTCCACAAAATCCCGATTCCGTTTCTCCAAAGTATTTTCACTTTGATTTTAGAATTGTAGAGGATGCGTGGGCAGAAGGTTCAGGGTCAGCCGGTGTCAATGGCATCAACAACATGAACACAATTCCATTTGCCAACGTTCCTTATGCCAGCATTAACTCGATTGGTAAACAGTGGATTCGCCGTTTTGCCCTTGCGCTATGTAAAGAAACACTCGGACAAGTTCGTTCTAAATTTGCGACCGTCCCAATCCCAGGAGAATCTGTAACCCTTAACGGACCAGCACTTATTTCCGAGGGCAGAGAAGAACAAGGCAATCTTCGAGATGAATTGAAAGATACATTAGACCAATTAACTTATCAAGCTCTCGCAGCAAAAGATTCTGAAATTAGTGATAATGTAAATAATGTAAACAAAAATGTTCCAAAGGGCATCTTTGTTGGATAGGGGTATGACAAATGGCAGATGACGAAAAGTGGAAACAACCTGCCCAGCCACCTCCACCATTGTTCCTGGGTGAGAAAGAGCGTAATCTTGTAAAGCAAGTTAACGATGAGCTTATTGAGCGTGTCATTGGACAAGAGGTGGTTTACTACCCTATTGACGACTCCATCACGCAATACAATAATCTTTATGGCGAGGCAATAGAAAAAACATTTCTACCGCCTGTTCGCGTTTATGCTCTTGTGGACTATCAAAGTACAGAGACTAAAGCAGATACTGTAGGCGGTATGGATAAATCAAATACGATTACGATTTATTTTCATAAACGCAGATTAATTGAAGATCAGAATATATATGTTCGTGAGGGCGACTTTGTTTTATACGGAGACTATTACTATGAGATTGTTAGCACACAATGGGCAAGACAATTATTTGGTCAAATAGAACATACGTTTGAAATTGTAGCTACCGCATACTATTCAAGAGAGGGACTATTTGATGCCACGTAAAAAATATGATAAGGATCAAGTATTATATGATCCGAGACATGATGAACAAGATGAATCATTGTCTATAAAAGAAATCGATTTTATGCCCTCAACAATTGAGACAATTGATCGTGCTCTTTTTGAATATATTGATGAAGGTCTTAATATCTCTTGTACAACAAACAAAGGGTTCAAAAAGGTTCCTTTTTACTGGGCAGGCGCTGAACGAGCTTATCAAATTAAACATAAGAGAGAACTTAGAGATGTTAACGGGTGGCTTATCTATCCTTTAATGAGCATACAAAGAACTGGCATTTCAAAAGATCTTTCAAAACGAGGAGCTTATTACGCAGCAGGAGAAAACTATCCAGATGCTAAAGGTGGGTCAATGACTGTTGCAAGAGTAATTAAGCAAGATAAGACAGCAAACTTCGCCAATGCCGATTCGAAAAAACTAATTGCAAACACAGTTGGCACTCGTCAAAACAACTTCCCAAGAAAAAACAAAAAAATTGTTTATGAAACAATTACAGTCCCAATCCCGGTTTATTTAGAAGTTACTTATACATTAACTGTAATGGCTGAATATCAACAGCAGATAAATGAAATAATCACACCATTCATGACTAAAACAGGTGCCATAAACTATGCTGTTATTGAAAAAGATAAACATAGGTTCGAAGTGTTTCTTGAATCCGATTATGCCTTAAATAATAATGCCTCTTCTTTATTGGAAGATGCTCGCGGATATGAGACAGAAATTAACTTTAGGGTTATTGGTTATATCATCGGCGCGGATAAAAATGACGAGCGACCAAAAACTGTTATTCGTAGAGAAAATCCTGTGGAAATTAAGTTGCCAAGAGAACGTGTAATGCTTGGAGACATTCCCGAACACTTACATATTAGCGGCAATGTTCCTTTTTATCGAGAGTAAGTTTATATTTAGGTCTTTCACTAATTTATTAACTATTTATTAACGATAATCAGAATATTTTTTATTCCTAAGATATAGAAGAGCGACAAGGAGACACTTCGTAATGTCAGTTAAATCTTTCAAGTTTATTTCCCCTGGTATTTTTATCAACGAAATTGACAATTCACAATTACCAACCATCCCAGATGAGATTGGTCCGGTAATCATTGGTAGAACAGAGCGTGGACCATCTATGCGTCCTGTTAAAATTAACTCTTTTTCTGAGTACGTGCAGATTTTTGGAAACCCAATTCCTGGCGGACAAGGCGGCGATGTATGGCGCGAGGGCAACTACACCGCCCCAACCTATGCTGCTTATGCTGCACAGGCTTATTTAAGAAATTCCAATGCTGTTACAATGGTTCGTCTCCTCGGTGCTCAAAAAACCGGCATTTCTTCAACTTCTGGTGGTCGAGCAGGTTGGGAAACATCCGGCTCCAATGACACTGATGCTGGAAACAATGGTGGTGCTTATGGTCTCTTTGTTTTCCCATCGGCTTCTACCACTACAGCAGTAACTGGTACTCTTGCAGCGGTATGGTATTTAGATGAAGGCACTATTGAGCTTTCGGGAACATTGCGCGGCTCTGCTCCATTGAACTCTCAAGTAACAGGCACAGCATTCTTTGCAGAGGACTTATCCCAGTCCGGTGTTAGTGGTGCAGGTTCTCACGAATATAAAGTGCTTATTAAAGATGATGACGGCAATCTCAAACACGAAACAGCGTTTAACTTTACACGCTCTAGTAATAAATATGTTCGTAAAGTGTTCAACACAAATCCAACACTTATAAACACAAATTGCACAAGAGGCGCACAAACAGCTTCTTATTGGCTTGGACCATCTTATGAAAGAAACTTGACACAATATGTCACAACTGCCAATTCTTATGGAGTTATTCTTGGGCTTGATAGTGGCTCTAACAGTGCCGCTAATTTCCGCTTCGGCTTCCAAGCAGCACAAACTCCTTGGATTATTTCACAACATCTTCAGTCTTCTTTTGCTAATTTTGTTGCCGATTCTATGACAAAGTTGTTCAAGTTCCATGCTTTGGATTCTGGCGAAGATGTCCAAAAGAGTATTAAAGTATCTATTAGCGGTATTAAAAGATCTACCAACGAACACGATCCATTTGGCTCCTTTAATGTTGAGATCCGCGATCTTAAAGACAGCGACAACTCGCCAGTAATTATTGAAAGATTTAATAACTGTAACTTAAACCCAGCTTCACCAAACTATCTCGCTCGAAGAGTTGGAGATCAATTCCTTAGCTGGGATGATCTTGAGCGTAGACATAGAGTGTATGGAAACTTCCTTAATAACTCTAGCTATATTCGCGTTGAAATGAATGAAGATGTTGAAGCGGGTGCTACCGATGCAAGGCTGCTTCCATTCGGCTCTTTTGGACCAGTCCGCTTTAAGAAGTGGGGTCAATTCTTGTCCGGTGGTGCTTGGGGAGGCAATGAAACCCCCGAAGATACTTATGTAACTGGTGCAATTGGCATTGCAATGCCCTTTACAGGATCCTTTGTGCGACAAGATCAGTTTATGATGGTTGGTACTGGTTCGGTAGAACTCAATACAGCGTTTACAGGAACTGTTCGATATCCAAAAATTCCTCTTAGAAGTAGTGCATCTGCTGGTGATCTTTCTGATCCAAAGAAAGCTTATTTCGGTATGGATACTACCCAACAAGGGAACAATCGATACGAAGACAGCACTCAAGATATTTTGAGAGCGCTTCCTTTCACGGCGAACAGCTTTACTGTTGGAGCCGGAACAGAATTTTCTTATGTGTTTACTCTTGATGACCTAAGCGCATCCAATGACGGAGGCGCAGCAGGCGAGGAAGCGGTCTATACTTCAGGTTCAAGAAACGGTGGCACCTCCTTCACTGCCAAGAGTGGTTCTTATGAGCAAGTGCTTGACATGGGATATAATCGCTTTACTGTTCCAATTTACGGAGGGTTTGATGGCGTAGATATTACTGAAAAAGAGCCCTTCAATAATACCAGATTAGGTGATTCCGATTCTGCCGCATATGAGTATTACAGCGTGCGACGAGCAATTGACACGGTTGCAGATCCAGAAGTAGCAGAATACAACTTAATGGCAATCCCTGGTATTTTTAAAGAGTCAATCACGGCTCATGCTATTGAGGTGTGCGAATCTCGCGGAGATGCTCTTGCTGTTATCGATATTGATAGTGGATATAAAGCACAAACAGAGAATACAGAATCGCAAGAAACAAATGCAGGTTCTGTTAAGACCGCTGTTACAAATATGAGAAATCGTGGACTTAACTCAAGCTATGGCGCTGCCTATTATCCTTGGGTACAAATCCGAGATACCATTAGCGATAGCTTACTGTTCGTGCCACCTTCGGTTGTCGCCCTTGGAACGTACTCTAGTTCACAGAGAAAGTCTGAACTTTGGTTCGCACCCGCAGGCTTCAATCGCGGCGGTCTTACAGAAGGCTCGGCTGGTGTGCCAGTTATTCAAACTCGTACTCGCCTGACCTCTGGAGATCGTGATGATCTTTACGAGGCAAACATTAACCCAATTGCAACATTCCCATCGGAAGGTATTGTGATCTTCGGTCAAAAGACCCTACAGGTTACACCATCTGCTCTTGATAGAATTAATGTTCGCCGTCTTATGATCTTTCTTAAGAAAGAAATTTCCAGAATTTCTGCGAGAATCTTGTTTGACCAAAATGTCCAAGCAACTTGGAACAGGTTTAACAGTCAAGCAGATGCTTTCTTAAGTTCAGTCCAGGCTCGCCTCGGTCTGAGTGATTATAAAATCGTGCTTGATTCCAGCACAACCACACCAGAGTTAGTTGACAGAAATATCTTGTACGCCAAGATCTTCTTAAAGCCAGCCCGAGCAATTGAGTTCATTGCCCTCGATTTTGTTATAACAAATACGGGTGCAGGATTTGAAGATTAATAAACAAGATACTATTTAGTATAAACAGGAGATTTACAAACAATGGCAACAGATTTTTGGAGAAACCCAAGCTTTGAACCAAAAAGACAATTTAGATTTTTAGTGCAATTATCACTACCGGATTCACGGGGAGGACAACAAGATGTTACATTTTTAGCAAAATCTGTTGATCGTCCTTCCTACACAATTTCTTCGAATCCACACCAGTTTTTTAATCACACATTCTATTACCCTGGTCGTGTAACTTGGAATACTATTAGCCTGACTCTTGTTGATCCTGTGACACCAAACGCTTCTGAGCTTTTGTATAACTATTTAGCAGCTTCGGGTATTCATATCCCAACTGACTACGCCACAGCAACAAGAACAACAATTACAAAAGCTTCGGCTACAAGAGCATCATCTGATCTTGTCATTCAAGAAATTGCTACCACTCAGGGCACTGATGTTTCCAAGATTGTTGGAGAGTGGAGATTATTAAATTCCTTCTTTACAGACGTAAACTTTGGTAGCCACTCGTATGATTCTGAAGACATGGTTGAAGTTTCTTTAACTGTTCAATATGACTGGGCAGAGTATAACAAAAGTGATCGCCCTTCTCCTCTTGATCCTACTGAGCGCTAAAGAGTATAGTAAAATAATTTTATAAAAACTATTTAAATTGTTATCATAGATGTGTTATCCTATGATTAGACAATAACAAAGAGGTGTAAATGTCTAGAAATAAGCAGCGCACCGCTGCCACCACAGGCGCAACCGATTCGACTGCTGCCACAACTACGGCTCCAACCACTCCAGCGCCAGCCGCAACACTTTCATATGTAGCTCCAACAGAATTTGTTGAGCTTCCTTCTCGTGGTAAGTTTTACTCACCCGATCATCCTCTCCACGGTAAAGAGGTTATTGAAATGAGATATATGACTGCAAAGGATGAAGATATTTTAACTTCACCCGCACTGCTTCGAAATGGCATAGCTATCGATAGAATGATTGAGAATCTTGTAGTTGATAAAAATATAAAAGTAGACGAGCTTTTGCTTGGTGACAAAAACGCAGTAATCTTGGCAGCGAGAATTTCTGGATACGGAGAACATTATTCTGTTAATGTGGTGTGTCCTTCCTGTGAGGCTGTTATAGATCATCAGTTCGACTTATCGCAGATTCCAAACGATTATGGTGTCCAACCAGGCGAGGAAAATGAAAGTATCTATTTAACTCCCGAAGGCACCTTTGTGACGACTTTGCCTAAATCTCAATATTCTGTTGAGTTTAAATTACTTAATGGAAAAGATGAGAATCACCTTGAGGCATTGTCGAAAAAGTTAAAAAAATTAAAACTACCAGATGCTACAGCAACAAATCTATTGAAAAGACTTGTTGTTTCTGTAAATGATGTTACGGATTCGTCACAAATATCACACTTTATTGATAGCATGCCAGCACAGGATGCACGCTATCTTAGGGGCTGTGTGCAAACCGTAACTCCAAATGTTAATATGTCTCAAGATGTCGAGTGTACGTCGTGCGGTACTGTAACCGAAATGGAGGTGCCGTTCACTTCGGAATTTTTTTGGCCTGAGTGATGAATACATGGCTGAAGTCTATGAACACTTTTTCTACCTAAAGATGCACGGAGGCTGGAGCTTTATCGAGGCGTACAACTTACCAGTCAGATTAAGAAATTGGTTTGTGGACAGATTATCTAAACACTTTGAGGAAGAAAACAAGGCATATGATAAAGCCATGAAAAAATCACGATAATAAAAAACGGGCATTAATGCCCGTTTCTTTTTATGTGAAACTATTTATAAGAGATAAGTATATTTGGAGGTCTCTACAATGAACAAACCAAACGATTTGGTGCCAATTGAAATTAATTTAAACCCCAGTGAAGCCGATCTGTTAAGTGAAAGCTGGCTCGCAATGATGGGTGGAGCTATTGAAACAATTCTCGGTGGTATGTTTGGTGGACGCTCTGTTCCTGTTAGGGTCTCCGGCACAAGAAAACAAGTGGATTCTTTTAAAAGCGCTCTTGGAAATGAGGCAAGATATCTTAAAGCAATGAAGCGCTATGGCTTGGACAAGCCCGAAACACTTAAAACAAAGGCACAGCTTGATCGTGCAATTAGTTCCTTTGAACGCGACACAGGTATCAAGTGGCCATTTAAGTAGGAGGGTTATAGATGGCTCAAAGAACACCCGAAGAAATAGAGCAAACTAGAAGAGCATTAGTTGCAGAAAAAAAAGCGCTTGAAGATAACAATGAAACCATGGAGCGTCGAGCGGAGCTTGATGTTGAGCTAGTAGAAACTGGGCTTCAACTTGCTTTACAAAGAGGGGAGTCCACGGAAACAATTAACCGCCTCACTGCGTCTTTACTAAAGAAAAAAAAGGCACTTGAAGACACCAAAAAACGCATGGAGGAGCTTGCCGAAGCCTCCAAAGCCGCCAAAAAACCTTTTGAAGACTTTGACAAAGCTCTTAAGAAAAACATCAAAACCTTTACAGGTATCACCGATCAATCAGAGAGTTTAATTGGTTCTTTTCTGAAGATGAGAAAACAAACTGGCGACAACAAAGCCGGTTTTGAACAACTGCGTAAAAGTCTTGAAGAGACCATTACTGGCTTTAATGTCGGAATGTCGGTTGTAGATAAGTTTGTACAAGGATCTATAGCTATGACGGTGGCTATGGATGAGGCAACAGCCGGATTTGCCAAAGCCACAGGATTGGGTAAAACCTTCCATAAACAAATTCAATCTTTGGAGAAGAGCAATCGACAATTTGGTGTGACAGCCGGTGAGTCGGCAGCAGCGTTTCAAGGTCTTGTCGATGGCTTGTCCGGCTTTGCCCTTGAAAGTGAAGGTGTTCAAAGCGCCCTTGCAGAAGAAGTCGCACAACTTTCTGAACTTGGAGTTTCCTCTGCCGACACAGTTGGCTCTATGCAAACACTAACAACAGCGTTTGGTTTCGCGAAAGAAGAGACTCTTGGCTTTACGAAACAAACAGAAACCCTCGCTCAAGAACTTGGAATATCTCTGGGTGAAGCAATTGGCAATGTTAATCAGGCGCTTCCTAAATTAGCAGCCTTGTCAAAGGATCAAGTTGGCGGCGCTCTCAAAAGGCTACAAGAACAAGCAGTAGAAACTGGCATCGCGATGGGCGGGCTTATCGACATAGCAGATAGATTCGACACATTTGATGAAGCAGCCACAGCAGCCGGAAACTTAAATGCTGTTCTTGGTACGCAAATGTTTGACACAATGGGACTTTTAGAAGCTCAGATGGAAGGACCACAAGCATTTATTGACACATTTGGAGAACAACTAAGAAATAGCGTAGGTAGTTTTGAAGAACTAACAGTATTTCAGAAAAAAGCAATCGCGAATGCATCGGGTCTCAGCACAGTTGAGTTAAGACAACTTTTTAATCAAGAAGAAATTACGGAAGAGCAGAAAAAACAAGCTGAAACACGAGAGAAAAACCTCAAAAGTGCCATGGCTCTTAAGGACGAGTTGTTGGCACTCGTAGCGGAAATGTCCGTTATTCTAATGCCGATAATAAAAGGTTTAAAATTTATAGTCGGCGGGTTTGCTAAAGTGGTCAAAAGTCTTAGATTTGTCGGAGACAAACTCTCCTTTGGCAAAGCTGGAGGTGTCACTGCGATGGCTGGCACTGCCGCGCTGGGCTATGGTGCTGGAAAATTAGCCAACTTTGGCTTAAAGAAATTAGGTCTTAAAGGAGAAAAACAAAAAGTTAATCCTGACGGCTCGATTAATGTGCGTATCGTCGGTGACGACACGGCTAATGCAGAAAACATAATAGCTGATCAGTCAAAAAGTATTCTTGGCAAAATGAAGGATAAGGCGCTCGGCTACCTCGGTTTTCGGGGTGGTCGAGAAGGTCCAGAGCTTCCACCCGGAATGGGTGGTGGATTCACTGAAGGCGGAGTACGCGGCACCATTATGAAAAGACTCGGAGACTTCGGTACATCAATGAAAGGTAAATTCGGCGGTGTTGGAAATATGCTTAAGGGTAGACTCGGCGGACTCGGCGGACTCGCCGGGAAAATCCCCGGTCTTGGCGGACTCGCCGGGAAACTGGGCGGAGGAATGTTCGCAAAATTAGGAGCGAGAGCCATTCCGGGTCTTGGGACGGCTATGTTGGCTTTTGATGCCGCTAAGTTTTTAGGTCCAAAGTTGCTAAAAGGGGTTAAAAGTTTGGGACCAGCGCTTCTTGGAGGTGTTAAGAAATTTGGTGGGGCAACTTTAGGACTTCTTAAACGCGCCACCGCCGTCCCGCGCAAAATCGTTGGCGGAGTGCTAAAAGGCGGCATGGGCATTTTGAAAGGAATCGGCAGAGGAGTTGGCGGAGCCTTCAAGAGACTTAAGTTTTGGGCTGATGGTACGGACAATACATCATCAAACAAAGTTGGAATCGCCGGAGAGCGAGGTCCAGAACTTATTGTGCCGCCTCCAAAATCTGCTGTTATTAACAATACAGCCATGACAAATGCAGCCTTGGGTGCCATGTCCATGGGACCAGCATTGAATGATTTAGCAACGGCTGTTTCGAAATTGAATGATAGACCAATTGAAGTCACAACGAATCCGGTTATGGTCGAGCGCACATTAAATCAAGCGATGAATAAATATAACGGAGCACCAGGAAGCTCACCAGCATCGGGGTTGTAGTATGTATGACAATAATGATTCAACGCCTCCTGCTGGACAAAATGAAACTAATCGCCCATATCATAGAGGTATTTATAGCGGCGACGGCGATCTCTATGATGAGAGCTTTCAATATACCCAAGGAGGGTCAGTCGCTGCCTTTGCGCGAAATAGAAATTATAAAGTTAAGTTTGAACATCAAGCAACCGGGCATAGTGTTTCTTTTCCATGCATAGTCGAGAATCTAAGTGACACACACGATGCTGAATTAAGTGAGCAAGTATTTATGGGCAAAATGGACCCACTTGTACAACAAACAAGCACAGGTAGAAAGATATCGTTTAGTTTTAAAATTCTGAATGCATCTGTTGACGAGGCACGCTATAACGCTGTAAGTATTAATATGTTGCTGCAAATGATGTATCCAAGATTACAACAAAATGGAAATATAGAAGCAGGTTCTTTTCTTAAAATACACGGAGTTCCGTATTTAAAAGAAGATTCAAGGAAGAACTATCAAACCTGTTTAATTTCAAAGATTTCATATGATCTAAACACAGACGAGGGATTTATTACACCAGGGAAGTATGAGTTGCATCCAATTAGCATATCTATTTATATTGAGGGTCAGGCAGTTATTCCTACGAATCGCACACCGTCACCCCCGGAAGGCACAGAAGATGCCGAAGACTGGGCATCGGGTCAGATGCAAGGCTGGTTGGATACGGGTCAATACGACAATCCATATCCCGCAAACTATCCCTCTTACATCGACACGGAAGATCCCGAATCTGAAAGATTTCTTGAGAACACCGCAGCCAACGCTCCTGCTGATCCAGAAGAACCGGATCCTGCAATGCAAACAAACACAGAGACAGTCTCAGATGAAGACTTTTAAAGGAGTAAACAACGATGAGTGATTCAGATAATAACGATCCAACAAGCAATATCGATGCAGCACTCGCAGCAAAAATTGAAGATATTAAACAATGGTCTATGATCAAAGGTTTGGGATATCATCGTCACTTTCCTTTTGTTATAGCTAGAGCAAACGGACCAATGACAATGGCGGAACAACAGATTCCAGCAATTCTACAGGCGAGATATGTTTTTTTAAAAAGTTATTCGGAATCTTTTGAATCTACGTGGAATACACCAAATAGAGCATTTGGTAGATTAAATCCTGATTATAGATATTTGCAAACAAATAGAAGAATAACTATGTCCTTTACGTTACCAGCAAGAAATGTTGCTGACTCAAAGGAAAATTTAAAATTTTGTTCCAAAATGAGCAGAGTTGTATATGGAAACTATGATACCTTCGGTGAGCCAACTTCACTTGGTCGGCTAAGATATCAGTATACAGGTGTTGAGCTAAACACCAAACTCTGGTTTGGCAACTTGATACAAAAGGAGTTTGTTGTTTTTACTAACTTTAGTTTTAAACCAAATTTTGATGCTGGCGTATTTGAATATAGCAATACAACTGTCCCAGGCACCGGGCTGATGGGTGTTGGAGAATATCAAGAACAGTTATATAACGCTAAGAGTGGTGAAT